GGGCGCAACACCCCGGGCCAGCAACTCGGCAACCTTCAGATGCCGCTCAGCAGGCATCACGCCTCCCTGGTCGCGACCTGATCCGCCGCCTTCTGCTTCCTAAACGCGTCCTCGGAGATGCCGAGGGCGCGGCTGACGACCCGATCGGTCTCGGTGAGCGAGATGCTCGCCTCGTCGGGACTACCGCCGTGCCCACGCTCGCCGAACTTCACGATCGTGGGCTGGCTCTCGGCCAGCTGCGTGAATGCCACGGCGTCGTGTGTGGCTAGTGCCACCAGCGTCTCGCGCTGAGCCGGCACGAACTTCCCGGCGGCAATGGCGCCGTCGACCAGGCTCTCGGCCTGATGCGTCGCCTGCTCACCCACGGTCCTCACCTTCCACTGCAGGAGATCGGTCACGGTTTGCTGCTGCTCGGCGAGATCGGCCTGCAGCTGGGCGACGATGCTCTCGGCACCGTCAGCGTTCGCGACGCTCTGCCCAGCCCCCGGCCTCCCGAGAGCGCCAGTGGTCCGGCCCCCCTTGGTCTTGTCATTCTTCGACATGGTTGGCTCCTCGTTGGGTAGTGCGCTTTGGTCCTCTTCCGTCGCGTCAAGCCCGAGGGCCTGGGCGACGGCGTCAGCAATAGCCGTCAAGTTGCCCGGCGAAACGTCGAGCTTCCCCGCAAGCCACGCCACGAACTGGTTCGCGTCGTTGAACTCCAGCCCGTCGGCGAGAGCCACGAGCTTGGCAATGGTGTCCTGGTCCCCGGAGGCGCTCGCCAAGGCAACCACGATGGCCTTCCCGTCGGCCGCCTCGTCGAGGCTCAGAAGAGTGCGGACCTCGCTCAGATCCATGTCAGTCTCCTTCTGTAGTTTGACTGTTCCGCGGATCCGCTCCCGCAGGGCTCGGAACCGGGCGTTGATGATGGGGTTGCCGTTGCGACCACGTGTAAGGCGGTTGACCCGCCCCTGCAACAGGTCGAGGGCAGCCATGATCTCCTCGATCTCGGCCTGGGTGTCGATCTCGCCATCGGCCTCTGCGCCGGCAACCGGCACGTATTCAGTCCGGACCTCGACGGGCTTGCCAAGCGTTACCTCACCGTCCAGGACGACGAAGGGCACCGACCAGAGCTTCCCGTCGAATTCCACGATGCCGTGGTCGTCGTAGACATCGCGCACCCATAGAGAGCCGCGGGCGTCATCGTCTTTCACTTTCCAGAGGCGCTTGGTGGCAGCACGAACCGCCTGATTGAGGTACTCGCTGCCATACTCCAGTCCGCCCCCGCCCCCGTCGTCCTGGAAGAAGACCAGGACGATTTCGCCGGCCCCGGTCTCGTTCAATACCATCGGGAGATCCTCAAGGCCTTCCACCGCGGGCAGGTTCTCTCCAAGGAGGGCCACGGACGTGATCACCTGGCGGTACTTCTTGCCGGCGATCTCGACGCCTTTCTTGATGTGGAACTTCGCGCCCTCGACCGACCGGTCGGGGTAAGCCTTGGCTATCGTTGCTGCGAGGTTCTTGGGTACCTCGGCGATGTCGATGAACAGCTGGGCGCCCTTGCGGTACATGTGGGCGAGTTTGCCGATGACCGGCGCCTCCTGGATGACGTTGCCATCCCGGTCATGCTTGTTGTGCCCGATGGTCGCAATGCCGGCCAGTTTGCGTTTGACGCCGCCGGTGAGGCTGACCTTGACGTAGCCCTGGCCGGACTCGAGCAGAGCGTTGTGCGCTTCGACCAGCTCGTCCAGGTCATCCTCGTTGTAGGAGAAGGTGCCATAGAGGCCGTGCCAGGTACCGGTGCGGAGGATGGGAACACCCTTCCACGTCGTGGTCTCAGCGGTCTCACCCACAGCGGCCTCCGGCTCGTTGGCATAGAGCGCAGCCATGTGCACCTTCGCCTTCTCGTGAGTGGGATGGCACTTCACGGTGCCCTCGGGGTTGTCCTTCTCCCCTTTGACCACTCAGTAACGATTCTTCTGATTGGCTCTTGTTTCTAGATGCCAAGGCATCCCGGCTCCCAATAGAGACAGCCCACCTGCACCTGGTGGGCCGGCGCTCTCCGGCTCTCCAGGGCGGTGGGCTAATCGGCTGCTACTCACGGCTCGGCCCTTGCCTGCGTCTCGGCTCCGGCTGGGTCGCGGTACTCGGCTCGATGCACCGTATTCGATTGGCCTACTCTACCATACGGATCACGAGTAAGTGTTGCAGGTCGGGCGTGGTGCCCTACCCGATCATTCTCCCACACCGTTTCAGTGCCAGGCAGCTCAGTCGGTCAGGTACCGCCGTTCAATGGCCTTCAGGATCATCGTCAGGGCCGAATGAACGATGCGCCAGAACTCGCGCTCGCCCATCCGCTCAACACACGCGCTCACCGCCCGAGCACCCACGGCACCCTGACGCACCGGCACTTGTCCAGCCCCAGGCAGCTGGGGTTCGGCGCCGGCGTCCCCTCGCCGGGCGGGTACTCCTTGCCGTCCTCGTCGCGGCAGCGAGGGCAGGTCCTGCTGTCCATGACGGCGGAGTAGATCTCCTTTTCGATCAGCGCGACGTTCGCTTGCACGACCGCCGCTCGCCCCATGTTCAGCGCCGGCGCACTCCTGAGCCGCGCTGCCTGCTCGATCGTGCTGTCGGCCAGCCCGTCGAGCAATCCGCCGAGCGCCTCGCGGTTGAACCCACCACCGACGCGTAGCTGCCGGAGCACCTCGCCGGACCACGAGCGCATCAGCCGGTCGGCGAGCTCGGCGGCCATGACGACAGCCATGGCCAGAAGCATGTCGCGGTCGCCGTCGGTGCGCCCCTTCTCCGGCTTGTCGGGCTTCACATCCTGCTGGCGAAGCTCCTGGTCCAACTCGCCGACGCCAAGCTCGTACAGTGCCTGCATCTCGTCGGCGACGGCCTGCTCCAGCTCGTCCACGAACCTCACATCGGTTTCCGCCACGAGCGCTGGATCACCCCTGGCCACGACCTCCCGGCCACGTGTGATGAGGTTCTTGATCTGCTTCGCCTGCACCTTCTTTGCCGCCCCTACCATGCCGGCCTCGGCCTTGTCGAGCCCCTGGGCCATGGCGGCGAAGTTCACCTCGACGCCGAGTGCCTCGAGCTTCACCTCGGACTCGAGCCGGTCGGGAGCGGCTGCGGCAACGGTACGCTCCTCGCCGCGCCGATCGCGCATGTTCTCCTTGTGCGTACCCAGGCGAAGGTGGCGAACGCAGGCGTTGTTGTCACACGAATGCAGGACCTGCTTGCCCCTTGGCACCGCGCCATGCTTCAGCATCCAGGCGACTCGGTGCGCGTGCTCGACCCGGCCATCAACCTTGAATGCACCATGGCCGCGCTCGTCTTTCGCGCCCTGCCAGATCCAGCAGGCATCGTCGTCCTCCCCCTTGCGTACCATGATCCAGAATCGCTCGGAGATGACGTCGCGGCCCATTCTGGGCAACGCCGCGAATTCGACCCCCCGCCACTGCCCCTGCACCGACCCTTGCTCGCCCTCCTCCGCCGGCTTCTCGGACTCCAGCTCGTCCTCGGTCCGCGGCGGTGGCTTGTCTACCACCGGCTCCGGCACACCGAGCATCTCGCGGGCCATAGCTTTCACCTGGTCGTCTGGGTCGACGACATTCCCCGCCACGGCCGGCACAAGCGCCCCGAACCAGTCCTTCACGTTTCGGGTGTTCAACGGCGAGTGCACGACCTTCGGCATGGCGTTCCGTGGCACGTTCGCCCAGTTGTAGCGCACCCACTGCGGGATCAGGTGCTGGTTGTACGTGTCCTCGATGCGCTTCATCACCGCCCCAAGTGCCATCACCAGGAAGTCGATGTCTCCCTTGGCGAGCGCCCATGAGCCAACATCCGTGCCGCCGAGTGCTACGTGTTGGGCCAATACCGACCGGAAGACCTCGATCGCGTGGTACTGGAGGAGTGGCAGAGGATCTACCACTTCGCCGCTCCTGCCCTCCATGCGGAACTTGAACTTGCCCTCGATCTCCTTCACATAGGACAGTTCGTGCGTACGCAGGCCCTTCAGGACCTTCGTGATGTAGTTTGAGACCTTGTCATCGTCGCCCGTCTGGGTGCCCACGGGGATGCCCTGCCCACGCTCGACAGCCACCGCCGCAATGCCCTCGATCTTGTCCTTGTACCACCACGGCTTGTAGGCGGCACGGAGGCCCGAGCGGCCGGTGATGTTCCCACCCACCCGGAAGTGGATATGCATGAGGATCTCGTCGATCGGCAGTGTTACGTCCCCGCCCGGCTGTCCCCACTGCACCACGCCCTCTGGCCCACCACCATCATCGATGAGCCACCCATTCTCCTTGACCGACGATGGCGGCCGGTAGGCGAGGTTCCTAAGGTGCACGAGCCCGTCTTCACGGTACTCCCACACCTTGGAGTGGATCGTGACGCCGTAGGCGACCGACAACAGCTCCTCGTAGCGGATCTGCTGCATGGTGGTGGAAGTGCTCTGCAAGTCTTCGCGGATAAAGTCGGCGATAGCGTCGTCCTCGGGCGCGGTGCCCCCGGGCTGGACGTCGCGGGCGGTCGAGAGGATCGGCAGCACCCATGCCATGAACGCGGCCCACACCGAGGGATCGGAGAGCATCTTGTCGACATTGGCCCAGCGGTCGGGCGGGCGCATAGCGGCGAGGTAGTCGATCTCATCGCCCAGCGACAGCACGTTGCCAAGGGTATATAGGCCCGACGAGCCTCGCTCGCCAGTCCTTGCCCGCTCCCGCTTCTCCGCTACGACGACGGGGCTCGTCCGCTCCAGGATCACCAGGTCACCGATGCGCATGTCAGAACTCCCTCGCCTCGACGCCTCCGAGAATGGTGGCCGCGTCCGCCATCCACGACTCGTCGATAGTCTCGCCTCCGCCGTCAACCCACAGCGCCATCACCACGGCGTCCCCGTAGTCGGTGGAGCGCCTCAGCCGTTCCTTGACGTCCTTCTTCGCCTCGACCTTGATTCGCCCACCGCTCACCGTCTCCCACTTCGGCGCCGTGAGGTCGCCGATGAGGACATCCTCCTTGTCGGGGGGGAGGGCGAGGTCGTCTCCGGTCTCCGGGTGCAGCCGCTCCCGGGCGCCCCACCATGCAGCCGACCGGCAGTTGACGAAGCCCAGGATGCCCTCGGCGTCCTTGCGGTCGGTCGCCTCCGCGCCGTTGAATGGCACGACGCGAACTCTCTCCCGGACCAGCTCGCCGTACACACCCGAGCCTACGCCGGCAGAGTCGACGACGACCGTCGCCGCGTGCTTCGTCGCGTACGCCGCCACGAGGTCCGCCAGGTCGAGGACGCGACCCGACTCGGCCCGGGTGACATCCTCCAGCTCGTCGAGGAACGTCCCGCGCCGGGGGGCCATCATGCTCCGGTCCTCACCCCCGTCGGCTACGTCGAGGCCGATCACGTCCACCTTGCCCGGCCGGGAGTCCTTGCGCTCATGCCACCGCTCGATCGCCGCCTCGACCCACGAGAGCGGGATTACACCGGCAGTACCGGCGTCGGGGAAGTTGCCCAGGATCTTCGCCTGGTAGACGGCTGATTCCTCACCCCATTGCCGCTTTCGCTCCTCTGCCTTTTCCCGGCTCACACGACCAGCTTTGAGCGCCTCCTCGAGCGTGACGTGCTTCGTAGCCCAGTCCTCGTAGCCGCGCTTGCGCGCGTGGATGTCGTAGAAGCGGCCGTGTGGCTGATCGGTATCGGTCGGCGTCGAGAGCGCGAGCCACAGCGCCTCCGCCGGTGTGTCCTCACCCGCGCCCATGAACGCACCCTCGGCTGAGTCCCACGTAGCGTCGGGGATGATCTTCGCCTCGTCGAAGATGTAGAGCAGATGATCAGCGTGCGCTCCCTCGATCGTAGCCGGATCGGTACACGCAACTGCGAACGCTGTGCCTGTCTTGAGCTTGATCGCCATGCTGAGGAGCTCTCGGTTTTCGGTCAACGGCTGCCGGCCGATCCGCTCCCACCTGAGGCGCCGGGCCCACTTGTGCACCTCGGGCCACAGGTACTCGCGGAGCTGCCGCCAGGCCGATGCGGTGCTCGGGCACTTCCAGTCCTCGCCGTCGCGGGTGAGCGCGAACCACAGGATGGCGATGGCCGCCACGGTGGTCTTGCCCACGCCGTGCAGCGACCGGACGGCGAGCCGGCGGGTCGTCACGAGCTCAGCGAGGATCTCCTGCTGGTAGGCAGCCAACCCCTCGCCATGGCGCCACCGCACGCACTCGCGGGCGAAGAGGTCCGGCCTATCCCGGTACCGCTCACGGAACTCCTGGTAGCGAGCGCTCTCGCCGGGCACCAAGCCAGCGAGTCCGTCACTCACCGCTCGCTGCAGACGCGATTCCAGGGTGATCATATAGTCTCAGTCTATCTGGCTCGCGAGGATCGTGATCGATGTTTCGGCGACTCCCGCCGCGGTGCCGGTTCCGATCCACCTGTACCACCATTTGCCCACAGCGTTCGGCGTGATCTCTTTGTTGTAGATGCCCTCAGCGCTCTTGGTCACCTCCCCGAGCTCGTAGGTATAGGTGGACACCGACCCGTCCGGCGACTTGACCTTGAGCGTGACCGTGGTTGGGTCCGTGTTTACCCCGCCCACCGCGAACGTCGCCTGGACCCTTATCGCTCCTCCCTCAAGGTATGTGTGTCCGGAACTCATCAGCTTACCCCTCGCACTTCGAGTCGGCCAGCGCAACGACGCTCGTCGCCGCATCAGCCAGCGCAACGGTCCACGTCGGCGAGTCAGCCAACGTCACGGCGGTAACCGCCGCGTCAGCCAGCGTCAGGCACGCTCGAACCGACACCCCCGGCCAGAAGATGCCCAGCCACTCCAGCAAGCCGCGCCAACCACCCATCTATGCCAACCCCTGGGGCTAACTAGGATCAATGGAGATCGTCGGATCTGCCCCGGCGTCAGTCCCCACCGCCGCCGTAGTAAGCGTGGTGGCATCGTCCGACTGTGTGACGGTCATTGTGGACTCGGCCATGCTCACCTTGTGAACCAGCCGCGCCACAGCCCCATACAGCGACCGCGCCGACAGAACGTCACCGTTCGCAGAAGCCTCGACATTGGCCGTCGTGCGCCGCAGAACGTGATCCGCAATCAGATTCGCGGCCGTCCCTGTGATACCCGTCCAAATGCTCGCGACCAGGGTGGATAGCGTGGCCTCCAGCGCCACGGCTCCCGCGGACAGGTTGTCGAGATAGCCGGCCCGTGTCGCGCTAAGCCGGGAGAGCAACGTGGTCGTGCCAGTCGTGTCGGCCCCGGCATAAGTCGAGCGACTACTCACCGCCGTGTCCAGGTTAGCCAGCCGCGTGTCACCAAGCGCCGTCAGGCCCGCACCGATTGGGTTTCGCGTCTCGTCGTCCCACACGATGCCCACGCCCGCTACGCCCGCCACCGTCGCCGCAATCTGAAGCTGTGCCCGCTGCCCAGCCACCACCGTCGGCATTGTGACACTGGCCGTGCAAAGCCCGATTCCCACGTCCGCCACCGTCACAACGTCAGCCATCGCCGCGCCAGCGACTACCAGCGTGCCAACGGGTAGCACGTCGGCGTCTTGCGCCGCCCCCGTCGTCGGATGCGATGTCGAAAAGCGTACCACCACCACATCGCCAGTCCAGACTGACATTATTCTCCCCTCACTATCCGAGACCCGATAACCGGCCCTCCGCCACCAGACACGGCAGGAGACGTCTCCCATCGCCCAATGTCGGGGGCAGTGCCGAGAAACCCATCATCCACCCCAGCCACGTTTACCCCTGTGTCAATACAGGGCGAGCCCGAACTCAAAACGAAGTCCGCCGGCGGCGACACAAACAACGGGTCGCCCACGATTTCGTGAGCCCCTTGCGGCCACCCCAATACGTAGTTGTTCACATTGCCATACGCGCAGTTGTAATCCCGCGTACCGGGGTTAGCGTATGCGGGGTTGGCGTAGAAGCCGTACGCCGCGCCGTTCATCGCAATACAGTTCTCGACGGTGCTGTCTCCGTCCGACTGACAAATCCAGCACCCACTCGTCACCCCATAGGCGATGCAGTGATAGCAGTAGAGGATACCCGTTGGGTCATTCACATATCCCCACATCCCAGCGCTCGGGGCCACTCCATAAACAACACAGTACAAACACATCAATGTGGCGGAGCCAGCCACCCGGAACCCCGAGTGAGACCCATTGATCGCCACACACCGCGTGACCGTAGCTGACACTGCATTCACCTCGACGTTCACAGCATCGGCGCAAGACGTGAACGTACAGTCTCTCACGATGTGATTCGACCCCGCAGCTAGCTCCACCCCCCAAACACAGGCAAGAAAAACCGAGTCAGTCACCATCAGGGTTTCGGCCCCCGCCCCCGCGAGAATACCGACGTTTGAGTTGCCAGTCAGATCACAGGTATCCACCACCGCGCCAGCGGCCCTGACAAAGATGATGCCATAGTCCCCACCGTAGGGCGTGTAAGCAACCCACAGTGAGTATGTACAATTGGCAACCGTACAGCCGGCGGCGTCCAGATACAGCGCCCGCATCATATACCGGTATTCGAGGCCACCCAGTGTCAACCCGCTGGCAGAGGCAGTGAGCGTCGGGGTGTTGGCATCATCGGCGGCCTCGATATCGCCCGGCACGCCGCCGACGTTGATGTATAACTTGTCGCCCGCCGCATCGAAGTAGTACGAGTCTGGCGCGGCGTCACATGCAGCCAATGAGGCGGCGAGGGACAACTTTGTCGTCCCGTCCCACACAGCCCAACAGACCGGGGCGGTATCAGCCGACTCATACACATTTGTGTAGCCGCCAGTTTTTGACCACCCCGCCGCGGCGTGCAACGTACTCCCGACTATCACCGGCGTGTGGCCAGTGTCGGCCTCGATCGTCACGTTGGTGACGGAGATCGTCAGAGCCCGCTCCCGGTACCACTCGGCTGACACATCAGACCCGCGAAGCTTACACGTGTCTCCGCTCTGGGCAACCGACAGGAACTTGGTCATGGTCTGCCACGGGGCTGCACTCGACCCGTCCCCCGTCGTGTCATTGCCACTGACCCAGTCGAGGTAGTAGATCGTCACCTTCACCGTTGGCGCGGGGAACGTTGGAGCCAGCGCCAGTGCCGCTTGACCAACGATGCGATTGAGCTGCGGCGCGAGGAACGTCGGGGCCAGCACCACCGCGGCGGGCGTAAGAGTAGCACCCGATACTGCCGGGGCGAGAGCCACGCTGAATGCACAGTAGTAAGTGACGCTGCCCCCAGAGCGGTTTAGCGTCCTCGCACCGCTGTTCCCAGCGGTTGCCAACAACTCGTCGGCCAGAATATCAGCCGGGACGACCAGTTGCGTAATGCGGTCGGTGGCGGGCGTAGCGGTCCACGATGCCTCCCCCTCGTTTATGGCCCCCGCCCGCACAATGACGCAATTGTCTACCGTGGTCGTAACACTGGGCGAAACGGGGTCGTTTGCGTCTGCCCCGGGAGTTGAGCCGAAAACATTTACCGGGGCCGCAGTGTCCACCCCACGGTAGGCGGCCATAACGCCAGAGTGAGTTTGCCAGGCCGAGAGGGTGAAGACGTAACTCACCGGCTCTGATGCTGCCACCCGATAAAACGTATAAAAGTGTATGCTCCCAGACGTGGTATGTTGAATGAGAGTCCAGCCTGTAGGAGTGGTACACGTCTCGGTGTGCGCGTAGATGAGGGCAACCAGCACGTCATCGTCAGCGGTGCCCGTTGGCACGCTGAGGGTAACCGTCTCGGAGCCGCCACGATATGAGCTGGCGGCTACAAATGCGATCGCCAACTAGCCCTCCACCACTATGCGACGGAAATGTACCACACTCCCTCGGCATTCCACTGAATCGTAATATCGCCGCCGTTCGTGGCGGTGTCCGCAACGTCAATGAAGGCGAGTAACTGCGCCGCCGCGTCCGCCGCGTTGTACAGGTACAGCACGGCCGCGACGATGGTCTCGCCAGCCACCAACGCCGAGAACACCACATCGTTCAAGTCGAACTCGATGCGGTTGTTGACATCGTCCCGGTTCACGACGAGGCCGGCGCACGACTGACGCGAGTAGCCGGACACCGTAATCTCGTACGATGCCGGCGTCAGCTCACTCACGAAGTCGTGGTCGGCATCGAACGTATAGCCGGACTTCAGGAGCAGGCACCGCACGTCCGGATCTACGTCCCAGTTGATCGTGCCGTCGACGAGCTTCTCGAGTCCCGTGTTGTAGAGACTGCTTGCCATCTACCCTCTCCTTTTCTGTCTCGAAACCATTGCCGCGCGTTCCACACGCCCTACAGCACCCGCCGGCAGCGCACCTTCGTCACGTGCTCCCTATCCAACCGCCGGCCCGTGAACGCCTCCAGCACGCAACTGCCCCAACTCCGACACGTACGCTTCCGGCCGGCCGTCATCGTGTCGATCTGGGCGACCGGATCGTGGGCTAGCCGGTGCTCACACCCTTCGCAGGCAGCATACGAACCCGCACGGTCACAGATCACGCTCACTTGGCATCTCCCTTGACCAGCGCTCGCTTCAGGGCGGCACTTGGCCGGTACACCACAACGCGGTGCCGCGGCACTACCTTCCAGCTGCCATCGGTCATCATGTCCCGATAGCGTCTCGCCTCGCGCCACTTCACCCGGAACCGCCCGAACGGCATGAGCAGCACGCCGGTGTTGCTCTCTGCCAGACACCGAGCCAGCACGCCGGGGGTGTCGCCAACCCCGAACAGGGCGGCGTAGACCCGCTCGGCCTGTGCCCTTGACATGTGGGCGTCGGCCGCCATGATCGCGTTGACGATGTCATCGTGCTGCACTGCCTGTCTCCCTTCTCGGCACGGTTCAATCCCGGGGCGATCGCAGGGTTACCACGCTGCTGGTCGCGACGGGGGCGAACCGCATCAGTCGTGTCGCACCGCTGCGCTTGCGGCTTCCCGTGCCACCCCAGCCGACACGCGTGCCCAGATGCGCTCGGCCTGCTCGTCGGTCAACTCGTACTCGCGCGGGATTGGCGGCGCGATGGCACACGCCGAAACGGTCAGCAGGTCGGCGAGCCACCAGCGGCCGCGGTGCGTGCAGACGACGGCCAGCGCGGCGCCGGCGAGCATCAGTTTGCTCATGGCTGCCAGCGTACCATACGAGATGCCCATAAGTGTTTCAGGTCAGGCGTGCATCCGGCCACACGAGACGGCGGATGGGTGGAGGAATGCCGTCGGCAGACAGCCGGTAGTGGATCGCCCCTCGTGGGCCGGGCTCCTCGTAGACCAGGACGACATCGGTCAGGAGCTCGATGTCGCGCAGGACGGTGGGGCGGGAGACGCCGAGGGCGCGTGCGAGCTCGCTCTGAGAGAAGCCGGTCGATGTCTCCGCAAGGACTCGAATGATGCAGAGCAGCCGGTGCGAGCGATCGAAGGGCCGATCGTCGTCCTCGGCGGTGTTCTGGTCAGCCGTCAACGTCACGGCCGTCACCGCTTGCGTGATCATAGATCCGCGCGAACTCGTCGCTGATCGCCGAGAGCGCCTTGCGGTCCGTCACGTGCTGGCGCACCGCGTCCACCAGCGCCACAACGAGCAGCAAGGCACGCTCGGAGGTAATCATCTGCTGGAGAGCCTCCAGGCGCCGGCGCTCGGTGTCCGCGAGCCTGCGCCGCGTTTCGATGGCGCTGAAGAGGTCCCCCCAGGCCTGGTGGTCGGCCAGGCCCAACTCGGTCAGCCGCTCCATCTCGCGCAGGGCCCCGGCCGCCGCCACCGCATCGTCGCGGCGCTGGGCCGTGCGGAAGTCGGCGAGCGCCTTCTGGATGCCACGCCAATGGGCACCCGCTTCGCCCGTGTCGACGCGCGAGAGCAGGTCTGACTCGCGGACCGTGACGAGGGCAAGCTCCTCGCGCAGCGCGATGAGCTCCGGATCCAGCAGGGCGGCCTCGTACTGCTGCACGAGGCGGGTCGGCAGGTCCTTCGAGAACCGGCCGTGCCGCAGGTTCGGGTGGGCGAGGCCGCGCAGGGACTTGCCGCCGTGGAACCGGCAAACCTCGCGACCGGGCACCACCGGCTGCGCGCACCGCTTGCCCGTGGACTTGGCCTTGGCCTTGCACCGCTTGGCTGCCATGGGCTTCCCCCTACCGCCTTGGGGTATCCCGCGGCATCGCGCGCGCCTGTTCGCGGCCCGGCATCACCCGTCGGCCGCGATGACGAGGTCCCAGTTCCGTTTGAGCTGGCTGGCGTTCACCACGAAGCGGCCATCGAGCTCGACGACCAAGCGGTCGATTTCGTGCCCGGGCCCGCCCATGCCCTGCTTCGCGAGCTTGCGGGTGCGGCGCCGGTCCACGTCGTAGCGCACGTCCGTGACGACCCTCCGTTTGCCCGAGAGGCGGTTGACGACGGTCGAGTCGATTAGCTGGCGGGCACGCCGGAGCTCCGCTGCCCTCCGGGCGTGGACGTCGTCCCACTCAACCTTGGGCTCGTCGGCCTTTGGCTCGACGGGACCCGCTTGCACTTCCTGCATCGCCAGCCTCCCTTCGTGACCCGAGTCTCCCCACCGGACCAAGCCACAGGGTG